ATGCTAACAACAAAGTTAAGCCTACTCTTCTTGTTCTCATTAGTCAGTCTCGCAATAATATTAATGCTATGTATACTAGCCAGCAGCCTTCTGGTGGTCAGGCTACTAAGTTTTATTCTTCTTGCATCATTAAGTTATTTAGTTCCGAGTCAGACAATCAGGCGATTAAAGGAAAAATTAAGGTAGGAGATAAGTTAATTGAAGAAAAGATTGGAAGAGTTATTAAGTGGGAATTACAATTCTCCAAAACCTCTCCAGGGTTCCAGTCTGGTGAGTATGATTTTTATTTTAGAGGTGACAATATTGGTCTTGATGCCATTGGTGATTTGGTTACTACCGCAGAGTTAAATGGTATTGTAGAGAGAACAGGTGCTTGGTACATACTTCCTGATGGCACAAAAGTCCAGGGTAAGGAAGCATTTGTTAATCGAGTAAGAGAGGATCTTGACTTGCAAGAATCAATTAAGTCTAGGTTAAATGACTAACTACAGCATATACGAAGGAAAGTTTCCTTGTAAGACTTGTAAAAAAGAAGTAAAGACTATGAGGGTTTATATGGAAACTGGAATGGCGTCTTGGATGTGCTCAGAAAAACACCTATCAGAAGTGATGCTGTTTAAAAAAGGATACAAGAAAGTAAAAAAGGATGACTGAGAAAAGTGAAAGCAAAAGAATTGGTGCCAAACAGCACAAGAATTCTGGACGCAATACCCAAAAGGGCGATGCTTCCTGGAAAACTTTTGTTGTAGACTTTAAAGAAGTTGGAAAATCTTTTACCTTAAACAAAGAGGTTTGGGCTAAGGCTACTACAGATGCTATGAAGAATGGAAAGGATCCAGCCATTGTAGTCGTAATAGGCGAGGGTAATGCAAAGGTACGACTTGCTATAATTGAGATGAGTATACTAGAAGACATGATGGAGGAATAATGGAACAGCAACAGACAACAATAGATATGGTAAATGGTTTGGCAGAAATAGCAGACTATATGCAGGATGAGGAGTTGACTACAGCCCTTACCTTTATAGCCAAGATTATTATCAAACCAGACATACCACTTAATGTGGCAACAGTTGAAATAGTTCGCTTACAGGCAATCGCTGCAAAGATGTCATTAAAGGCTACCTGGATGGCCAACGTTGACAAATCTGACAGAGGAAAGAAGAATCTTTACTATACTGCAGCAGAGTCAATTAACAACCTTGTATCTGCCCTAAAGTATATAATCCGATAATCTGCTATACTTATAGTACTAGAAACGAGATATAATGACAAAAAATTTACTACATACAGTTATGATAAAGCCAGAAGAAAAACCAGTTCATTCAATGGATGTTGCTGCCCTTGTTGAAAAAATCAGAGAGGGCTATACCATTAAAAGAGTAGATAAGCATACAGTCAAGAAGACTTTTGCCCCTTCTACTATTGCTTACGGGCATGGGGAGTGTGCCAGATATTGGTACCTTGCTTTTGATGGACAGACATTTGAAGATAATGCTGACGCATATGCTGCAGCAAATATGACCGCTGGTACTCTATCCCATGCAAGAATTCAAGCAGCGATGATAGACTCTGGGGTAGCAAAGGTATATCGTGATGACGATAATAATGAAACTACTGAATTTAAGATTAGGCATGATGATCCACCTATCTTTGGATATGGCGATGTAATGCTTGATTGGCAAGGAGAAGAACTCATTGGTGAAATTAAAACAATGATGAATGAAGGGTTTGAGTATAGAAAGGCAGCAGGCAAAGCCAAGACTGGACATTTGATGCAATTGCTTATCTATATGAAAATTTTAAAACGGGCAAAGGGCGTTATGATTTATGAAAACAAAAATAATCATGAACTACTTTTGATTCCCGTAGAAGTAAACGATCATTACCGTCGGTGGGTAGACCAGGCATTTGATTGGATGAGAACAGTTCGAAAGGCTTGGGAAGGTAAAACTTTACCAGTCAAGAACTATAGATCTAACTCCAAGATATGCAAGTCATGCCCAATTAGAAAAGCATGTGAGTCTGCAGGGACAGGCGTAATAAAAATAGCGCCCCTGGAGATTCTAAGTGAAGCCTTGTAGTTTTTGTGATAAACAGTTTAATGAGTCAGTATCTTATCAGGTTTATTGCTCTTCTGATTGTAGAGAGTTTGCAACAAAAGAAAAAATTGCTGCAAGATATCTACAATCAAAAAGATTAAAAAGAAAAGGAAAGACAAGGTTGTGTAAGTCTTGCTCTATGCCACTTTCAATATACAATGATTTTGCAGTATGCTCATCTTGTTCGGTAAATCCAGACGCAGTAAACAAAGCAATTAAAAATATTAAGGACAAGACAAATGGTAAAAAATAAGTGGGGGCTAGAACTAAAGCCAAATACCATTTGTGCTATTGATGCTAGTACTAACAGTCTTGCTTTTGCTTTGTTTGAAGAAGAAAATTTAAAAACTGTAGGAAAAATAAACTTTCAGGGTAATGATATATATGAAAAGGTTATGGATGCAGGGCAAAAAGTAAAAGCATTTTTTGATATATATGAAGGCTTTGAAGCAATAGTTATTGAGCATACGGTATTTATGAATAGTCCTAAAACTGCTGCAGATCTTGCGTTAGTGCAAGGGGCAATCCTTGGATCGGCAGGACAAACTGGAACTAAAATTATTGGAAAGGTTTCTCCAATAACTTGGCAAAACTATATAGGAAATAAAAAAATATCAAAGGATGAGCAATTGTATATTCGTTCTCAGCATCCAGGAAAGTCAGAGTCTTGGTATAAAACCCATGAAAGAAATCTTCGTAAAGAAAGAACAATAAAGTTTATTAATACTATTTATGACAGAACTATTACAGATAACGATGTTGCAGATGCTTGTGGCATTGGACATTGGGCATTAAAAAATTGGGGCAAAGCAATAGGAGTTGACAAATAACATCATGGCTGCTAAACTATATACATCAGAAGTCTTTATGCGTAAGCGTTATCTTATGGACAAAAAGACTCCAGAAGAAATTGCAAAGGAGTGTGGGGTAAGCGTGGAAACTATTTATGTGTATCTTGCAAAATTTGGATTAAGGAAGTCTAAGCGATGAGTAAAACAAAAAAGATTATTTTAGCCATTACCGTGGCTAGTTCGGTAGGCATAGCCTATGTTATTAATTCTTTTAAAAACTTTCCAGACATTTTTGATTTAAGTGATGAGGAGGATGAAGATGAGTTCTGAGACACAGTTTACTATTGCTCAGGTTTGTGATGAGATTAAAGAGATGTTGATTGCAAAAAACAAATCTTATGGTGACTCTGCTCTTAATCCTGTTAGGGTTTTTGCCACATCAGACAGAGTAGAGCAACTACATGTTCGAATTGACGATAAACTTTCTAGAATAACTAGGGGTGGATCTTATATTGGTGATAACGATTTAGACGATTTAATTGGTTATCTAGTATTACTAAAAATAGCAAGGGAATTAAATAATGTCAACTGAAGATGATCTAGTTAAGCATCTTGATCAAGTTAATCAAGTAGTAGAAGAATACCTAAAGGGAAATGACCCTACGGTAATTTCTAAACAACTAGACATCCCAAGGACTAAAGTAGTAACACTTATTAATGAGTGGAAGGTTATGGCATCTGCAAACGATGCTATTCGTGCTCGTGCTAAAGAGGCACTCGCTGCTGCAGATACACACTATAGCAAACTTGTTTCTCGCACATACGAGGTTATTGATGAAGCATCAATGACTAATAACCTTAGCGCAAAGACTGCTGCAATTAAACTTGTAATGGATATTGAGTCCAAGCGCATTGATATGCTACAAAAGGCTGGCCTACTTGAGAACAAAGAACTTGCAGAGGAAATGATTGAGATTGAAAGAAGGCAAGAAGTTCTTGTAGGAATCCTTAGAGACATAGCGTCAGAACATCCCGAAGTAAGAGATATTATTATGCAAAGGCTATCTGCTATTGCAAAGCAAAACGAAGTAGTAACGATTGTATCTGAATCAATTAGTGAGCAGTAATGGCAGACTTTGATGATTTTTTAGAAGTTCTTAAAAGTAATCACTTTGAAGAAACCCCAGTAGATGCAAAGACTTTTGTTGAGTCTCCAGAATACCTTGGTCAACCCCCCTTGTCTAATATTCAATATGATATTGTTGAGGCTATGAGTCAGATTTATCGTAAAGAAGATTTGATAGACATTATGGGAGAAGAAGAGGGATCAAGGTACTACGACAAGTACACAAAGAACGAAATTATTCTGCAACTTGGCAAGGGATCTGGAAAAGACTTCACATCAACCGTAGCATGCTCATATATAGTATATAAACTATTATGCCTAAAAGACCCTGCAAAGTATTTTGGTAAGCCCTCTGGAGATGCTATCGACCTTATCAATGTTGCTATTAACGCACAACAAGCAAAGAATGTTTTCTTTAAAGGTTTTAAATCTAAGATTGAAAAGTCCCCTTGGTTTGCTGGAAAATACAATGCTAAGGCAGACTCAGTTGAGTTTGATAAATCAATTACTGTTTACTCTGGTCACTCAGAAAGAGAATCACATGAGGGTTTGAACTTGCTACTTGCAGTGCTTGATGAGATTTCTGGTTTTGCATCTGAGGTTGGAACAGGTAACGAACAAGGAAAGACTGCAGACAACATTTACAAGGCTTTCCGTGGATCAGTAGACTCTCGTTTCCCAGATCTAGGTAAGGTTGTTTTACTTTCATTTCCAAGATATCCAGGCGACTTTATTTCAGAAAAGTATGATGCAGTAATTGCTGAAAAAGAATCAGTTGAAAAAACACATGAGTTTATAATTAATCCACTACTCCCAGACACAGATCCAGACAACAAGTTTCAAATTTCGTGGGATGAAGATCATATAATTTCATATAAGTATCCAGGAGTATTTGCATTAAAGAGACCTACATGGGAAGTAAACCCTACTCGCAAGATTGACGACTTTATGATTGCATTTATGACAGACCTTGGTGATGCCATGATGCGCTTTGCATG